ATAGAAGGATTATTAGACCGATCAAAGATGACATGGATGACTATATTGCGAGTCTTGATAGGCTTGGCATTTAATGTTACAATGAACTGGTTTTACCCTATGAATCCATTTGTGGTTCTAGGTGTGATGGTATTTTCAGTTTATTTTATTGGTGTTATTCATCATTGGTTAGGTATATTTGTATTAATTAATTATTTTGTAGGATTATGTTGCATTACAGATTAATGAAGGGAGTTGAAGATATAGATGCTCAGTTTGATATGACTGAGTTGTATGAAGTTATTGAGAACAGATTAGGTATTAGTAAGGATCAGATATTAGGTAAGTCGAGATACAGACCTATAGTCGATGCCAGGATGGTGTTAGTTTATATATTAAGGACTTACAATAAAGAAACATTACAATCTATTGGTAAGATTATAGATAGAGATCATTCGGCTGTTATTAATTTAATAAAAAGGTTTGATGATTACACTACTACAGATAAAAGGTTTAAAAAGATTTATGAAAATATTTTATGGGCATTAGTAAATCAGCAAAAAAGGCAATAGATTACGAGAGAAGTTTTGTTAACGGTGTAAGTTTTGGTAATAAGAATCAGGCTTACATGACTGAAGAGGAGATGATCAACGGATATCAAGCTCCGAGTTACAATGAACTAAGTAAAGAAGAGAAGAAGATATGGAAACAATATTCGAATACAAATCAAAAAGAGTAGAAACTTTATTTGATATATATAAAGAAGACAGATATTCAGCTAGAGTTGTTTACATGAATGACACTAGCAACTATTTAAACTATAGGTTGGTTAAGTTTACTAAAGACAATGGTCACTTCTCTATCGTGTTATTTAGAAGGAAGTATGGTATATCTATATCTAATAAGATATACTCAAGAGAATCAAGGCTGATATCGATACATTACAATGGTAGGTTTTACTTTTCGTCAGGATCTCACGTTAGACCTTTAACTATGCAGAACTTAGGTAGACATATACCTTATATAGATACTCACGCTAGAAATATTGTAGAGATAATACTAGATGATTTAGAAGCTAGGTTTACTTGGTTGAGATACATTAGAGAGAATGGGGTGTTATGGGATGTTGCTTTTAATACTATAATAAAAAACAAGTTGTATTCTAAAAAGAAAGCGTTACAGTACACTTATGGAACTTGTTATCCAGTAGCTAAAATGCTTCACGAGAAGTCAGGCATTATAAACACTAAAGAATTTAAGAAGGACTTAAGATACCTGGAGAACGTAGAATCATTCAAAGAGAGTTGGCTAACTAAAGATATGGTTCATATATTTAAAGACTCATTAAGAATGGCTAAGGTATTAGACAAGAGAATAAATTGTAGCTGGAGCAACAGAAGATTGGAAGAAGAGCATGACAAATGGGCTAAAGAATTGACTGATATCGTTTATGATAGGACCAATAGACCTTTAAACATAGACAATGTGTTTACTGACTTTAGAGATCATTCTGGCTTAGAGTTGATATCAACAACAAAAGAATTAAATTATGAAGGCAAGAAACAGAATCATTGTGTAGCAAGTTATGTGAGTAGGATTGAATCAGGTCTATGTGCGATATTTAAGTATAAAGATTACACCGCAGAGGTAAGGCATTTTGATAGATTAGAATTGAGTCAACTTAAAGGTTATAGAAATAAAAACGCACCAATAAGTGTGAACAGAGAGATTACAGATAAGATAGAAAAATTTAATACAGAAGTTTATGAAGAAGAAAATTACAACAGTAGATTACCGTTCTAGTAGAAAATATAAAGTACCTGGAGGTATAATAAAGGTGCGTTGGTTTAGGAAGTTACAATTAGAACATGCAAGAATTTTAAAAAGTTTGAATTATTATAAAAATAATGAGGTAGATTAACGGATGAGTATATTCGAAGTGCTGACGTTAGTAAGCATTGCGTATATACATTGTTACATGTAGTTTTTGAGCGTTGGATATAAAATTAAATAAAATGAAAATATTAAATTTATACGCTGGAATAGGCGGAAATAGAAAAGAATGGAAAGATGCAGAAGTAACTGCCATCGAGTACAACCAAGAGATTGCAGATGTGTACAAGCAATTGCACCCAAACGATACTGTAATTGTAGCTGATGCACACGATTACCTTGCTAAACATTGGCGAGAGTTTGATTTTATATGGTCAAGCCCACCCTGCCAAAGCCATAGTAAAGTAAGAATGATGGCAAGTAAAGGCGGAAGTTATGATGCTGTAATGCCTGATATGAAATTGTGGGCTGAAATAATATTTTTGCAGAACTTTACAAAGAATACCGACATAAAGTTTGTTGTCGAAAATGTAAAACCATATTACGAACCATTTGTAAAACCTACTGCAAAACTTGGTAGGCATTTATTTTGGGCAAACTTTGAGATACCTGAAACAGAAATTAAAGACGGATTAACACACAATGAAAGAGGAAGTTCTGAAAAAGGTTATTTTGATTTAAGACCGTATAAAATGAAACACCGTAAAGATCAAATAATTCGCAATTGCGTTGACCCAAATGTAGGGAAGTATGTTTTGGAGTGTGCAGTTATATACCCGATAAGGTATAATATATGACGAATCATTCTATTTTATACCCGACAAGGTATAATAGTCATTCGTAAATTACATTATTGTTTTTGAGTTAAAAAATAAAAAAAATATTGTCCTTTTTAAAATTAATTATATATTTGCAGACGAGTCTAGTCCAGAGGTAATTGGCTGGTACGAAAAGCTGAAGCGTTTACAGTCTGACTCATTTCTTTTTAAACGCATTAAACGTAAATAATTAAATAAATAAAGTTATGAGTGAACACAAACATTGGCGATCATTATTCGCTAGAGATGAGAAGTTTCTAGGTTCATGGAATCTAGAGAAAGATGGTAAGTATGAATCAGTGGTGGTTCATATAGAGAAGTTTTACCAAGATACATTAATAGGATCTATGGGTAAAGAATCAAAAGTAGTATGTAAATTAAAAGAGTTTGACAAGTCGATGGTTGTTAATCGAACAAACTTCAAACGTTTGCAACAGAAGTTTGGAAGTTTCGATATGAATGACTATGTCAACAAACCAGTAATTCTTAATGTCGAGAAGGTTAAGTCACCAGAAGGTATGGTTGATGCACTTAGATTTTCTACTAGACCAGCTGAAGTTAAGAAGTCTTTACCTGCGTTAAAGGATGAGGATGTAGCTAAGGTTAAGGAGAAGATTGCTAACGGAGAGTTGACGTTAGAGAAGTTGAAAACAATGAGAACAATAACAAAAGAACAAGAGGATGAAATTAAGAGCAAGTAGTGTTGGTGCTATCTTTACTGGTAAGGATGGCTTAACTGAAAAGCAGTTACAAAAGATATACGATTTATCTGTTAAAGAAAAAAGAACAGTTAAACAAGAAGAGGAATTGAATTTATTAATAGCCAAAAGAGATGCCCCAATTGAGTTACCGAAAGGGGCTATCACTCACGTTGAAGAATTGGTTAACAAGGATTTCTTTAAGTACGATGATCGCTATTCATCTAAGGAGATGGATAAAGGAACGATGGTCGAAGATACATCTATTGAGTTATACAACAGAGTATTTATGACTGACTATAAGAAGGCAGATGTTCGTTTAGAGATAGACTTCTTATCAGGAAGCCCAGACATTATTGACGAAAATAATAAGATGATTGTGGACATCAAATCAAGCTGGTCTAAAAAAACTTTCCCTAAGTTATCTAGACATGCAGACAATGATACTTATGTATGGCAGGTTAAAGCTTACTTACTTATGAAAGGTTGGTCCAAAGGTCAGATTGCATATTGCTTAGTTAGTACACCTGAAGAGTTGTTAACAGAGTGGGATGATGATACTTTGCATTATGTAGATCATATTGATGAGAGTAAGCGAGTGACTGTTGTAGATGTAGAATTAACTGAAGAAGATAAGGTCTTTATGTTAGGTAGATTAAAAGCAGCTAAAGAATATGCTGAGAAATATCTTGATGAATTGAAAAATAAATAGTAAAATTGTAAATTAATAAATAAATAAATAGTTATGTTTAAATTAAATGGAGCGATCAAAGTGATCGGTGAGAAAGTTCAAGTGAGTGATAAATTCGCAAAAAGAGATTTAGTATTATCTGTAGATGATAATGGTTATGAGCAGTTAATCTCAATTCAGTTCACACAAGACAGATGTGATGTATTAGATTCTTACGCTGTAGGTCAGCAAGTAGAAGTGTCTATTAACATTAAAGGTCGTGAGTGGACAAGTCCTAGCGGAGAAATTAAATACTTCAACACAATCGAAGGATGGAAGATTGAAGCTTTATCTGTAGCTGAAGCAACACCAACAGAAGCACCACAAACACAAACAGAAGCACCAGTTGATGGAGAAGAACCATTACCATTCTAAATATGATTACTTACTTTAAGTCTGTTACAGAAACATCCACTCCATTCTATGTTGATGTGGATGTAGCTCTGGATAGGATTAGAAGTGGTAAATCGAAATCATTAATCGAGAAGGTAAGAGCTGAGGCAGACAAAGAAAAGAGGAACATCCTCAAGAAAGGTCTGCCTTGCATCTTATTTTCTGGTGAGTTCACTAAAAGAAGTGATAGTTCTTTAAAAAAGCATAGTGGTCTTATTTGTTTAGACTTCGATGGTTTTTCAGATGAGTTAGATATGGCTTTATTTAAGTCAGATTTGAAGGAAGATAGATACACGATGAGTGTATTTACTTCTCCATCTGGAGATGGCTTGAAGGTTTTAGTAAAGATACCAGCTGATGCTGAGAATCATAAGAACTATTTTCTTTCTTTAAAGAAACATTATAATAGGGATGAATTTGATACGACTTCTAAAAACCTATCGAGGGTTTGCTACGAATCGTATGACCCTGAGATATTTATAAATAAAGAGTCAGACGTATTCGACACTATTACAGCACAAGAGTTTACTGGTCTTGAGGTTAGTAGTGCGAAACCAACTGTTAAGATTAACAGCAGTGATGAGGTTGTTAAAAGGCTTTTTAGTTGGTGGAATAGTAATTATGGGTTAGTTCCTGGTCAAAGGAATAACAACGTATTTATTTTAGCATCTGCATTTAATGAGTATGGGATAGATAAGAGTAAAGCTATTGACGTTATGTCAGACTTTACTAATCAAGGCTTTCCTATTCATGAGATAAAGATGTGTGTTGAGTCTGCTTACAAAGACTTCGCAAAGTTTAACACAAAGTTCTTTGAAGATACAGAGAAGGTAAATCACATTACTGATTTAATAAAGAGAGGTACACCTCTAGAGACAGTTGCTGATATCCATAAGGATGTGCCTATGGAAGTTATTCATTCAGCTGTTACAACAGACGATGCTTTCTGGTCGAGAAATAAGAACGGACAGATCAGTCACATTAACTATCGTTTTAAAGAATTTATAGAGTCACTTGGCTATAAAAAATATTACGTTGGAAGTAGTTTTGTTTTTGTTAAGATTAAAAGCAACATTATGGAAGATACAAATGAAGACTTTATAAAGGATGATGTAATGGATAGTTTGTTAGATCTTGAAGACATGTCTGTATATAATTACTTCTCTGAGAAGACTAAGCTGTTTAAAGAGGATCACTTATCTATATTAGGTAGGGTTAATCCTAACATGTGGAAAGATGGTAAGGATGAGAGTTATTTATTTTACAACAATTGTGTTTTAAAAGTAACAAAAGATGGCATTAATGTTGATGACTACATCACCCTTGATGGTGTTGTATGGAAGAATCAAATCATTGACAGAAGTTTTGAGGTTGCTGATTATCAAGAGTCAGAGTTTAAACAATTTATAAACAATGTTTCTGGTAATGATGAATCTAGACAGAAGTCAATTGAGTCAACTATTGGTTATCTTTTACACAACTACAAACCTTCAGGATATTGTCCAGCTGTTATCATTAACGATGAGGTTATTTCTGATAACCCAGAGGGTGGTACTGGTAAGGGTATGATAGTTAAAGCTATCAGTATGTTAAGAAGGAATGTAGGTATTGATGGTAAGATGTTCCAATTCGGTAAATCATTTCCATATCAAAGGGTGTCAGCTGACACTCAAGTATTAGTATTTGACGATGTGAACAAGGGGTTTGATTTTGAGAGATTATTCTCCTTGATAACTGAGGGTATAACTGTAGAAAAGAAGAACAAAGATGAGATCTTTATTCCTTTCAGTGAGTCACCGAAAGTTATAATAACTACAAACTACGCAATTAAGGGTAGTGGTAACTCTCATGATAGACGTAGATTTGAGATTGAGTTAGCATCTTTCTACAACAAAAACTTTACACCAGAGACAGAGTTTGGACATCAGTTCTTTTCTGAATGGGATAAAGAAGAGTGGTTGAGATTTGATAACTACATGATCAACTGCCTACAGTTATATCTGAGAGAAGGATTAGTAGAAAGTGAGTTCAAGAACTTATCAGACAGACGTTTGATTGCTGAGACTAACCATGAGTTTTATGAATGGGTTAAAGATGAGGCTAATCATTTTGTCAGAATGGGGGCTTGTTACGCATTAAAAGACATATTCGAAGCTTTCTGTGGTGAGTATCAAGATTACGGACCTAGAGGAAAGTACGCTATGTCGTTAAAGAAATTTAAATATTGGTTAGATAAATATGGTGACTATGCCTATGGTCAAAAACCTTCTTACGGAAGAACAGAAATAGGTCGTTGTATAACATTTGAAAGAAATTATGGAAAACAGGGGAAACTTAGTGAATCTTGGGGTCGAGTTGACTCCAGCTTTGATGGAGATTGAAGCATTATTATGGGAAAATAGTGATTTAAAACCTAACTTTCCAAAGGAAGGATTTAGGGGTGTAGTTAAATTATTTTCATCAGCTATCATGGATAAAATGTATGACTTAATGGAAGAGGATGAAGATATCGTAGATAGAGATGCAATGGGAATAAAAGCTATGCAAGATTTAAGAAGGTATATTAAGACATATACAGATATTGATACTAAAGAATTATATGATGGAGAATAAAGTTAATGTATTATCACTGTTCGATGGAATGAGTGTTTGCAGGGTTGCGTTAGAAAGAATAGGGTATAGTATAGATAAATACTACTCATCAGAGATTGACAAGTATGCTATACAAATTTCTCAGAAGAACTATCCTGACAATATTCAGTTAGGTAGTGTTACAGATTGGGAAGAATGGGATGTAGATTGGAGTTCTATTGACTTAGTAACAGGTGGGTTTCCTTGTCAATCTTGGTCAACAGCAGGAAAACAGTTAGGTGATAAAGACCCTAGAGGTATGTTATTTTGGACTATGCTTGATATTATTAAAAAAGTGTTAGACAATAATCCCAATGCAAAATTCTTAATGGAGAATGTTAAGATGAAGAAAGAGTTTGAAGAGTACATCACATATCATACAGAGCAGTCATTAGGTAGTGTTAATAAGATACTAATCAATAGTGCTTTATTGTCAGCTCAAAATAGACAGAGATACTACTGGACAAATATTGATGGTGTTGATCAACCTGAGGATAAAGGTATAGTCTTAAGAGATATTATACAAGATGATATTGATGAGTCTTTCTATTTGACTGAAAAGGCTATTGACTATATGAGCAGATTAAGAAATGGTAAGCCTAGATGGGAATATCACAAGAACCCAGTTGAAGGTAAAGCTGCTTGTTTAACAGCAAACATGTATAAAGGTGTGCCTTATGGAGTAGTCGGAAGACCTTGCGAAGTTAGAGAATATAACGATAATTCAGTTTGTCATCATATAGCTGATGCTACAGATATAAATGGAAATGATTCTATAAAAAGAGTGTATGCTGAGACAGGAAAAGCACCTACACTTACAACTATGCAAGGCGGTCATAGAGAGCCGAAGATATTGATTGTACCTGAAGCTACAAAGAAAGGATATGTTGAGGTTTATCCTGGCGACTGTGTTGATCTTACTTTTATAAATTCAAAAACTAGAAGAGGTAGGTTAATGAGGGATAAATCAAATTGCTTAACTGCTGCAAATTATGACTATAGTACATGGAATGGGTATAGATATAGAAAACTAACACCAATAGAATGTGAGAGACTACAAACGCTTCCAGATAATTATACAGAAGGTGTGAGTAATTCACAAAGATATAAGATGTTAGGAAATGGTTGGACAGTAGATGTTATTGCACATATTTTTAAAAAAATAAAAGAATAATGGAAGAAAAAATAAAAGAAGAGATAAAGAATCTTCAGTCTATGCTGACTGGAGATATCTTTCAAGACGGAGAGATAATGCAGAAGATTTATCTGCTGAAGAAACAATTGAATCCAGAGATTGAAACAAATCCTGAGCTGGATGATGACGATGAAGATGGGTGTTTGTATTGTAGTGGATAGAGTTATGAAGCTAAGAGACTATCAGATAGAAGGAGCTAAAGTTGCTGCTGATTCTATATTGAAATATGGAATACATTACTTAGCTTGGGGAGTGAGGACAGGTAAAACTTTGACAGCTCTTCAGACTGCTAAAGAGTTAAATTGCAAGAATGTCTTGTTCTTAACTAAGAAGAAAGCTATGGGGTCTGTTCAGTCTGACTATGATAAGTTTGGTTATCACAATCATTATAACATGACAGTTATGAATAATGAGTCGCTACATAAGTTGGAAGACAATGATTTTGATTTAATTATTATGGATGAAGCCCATAGGTTGGGCGGATTCCCTAAGCCTTCAAAAATAGCTAAAGACTTACGTTCTAGATTTTCTTACAAGCCATTCTTATTCTTATCAGGAACACCAAGCCCAGAGAACTACAGTCAGATATATCATCAGTTCTGGGTATCTAGCAGAAGTCCTTTCGCTCATTACAAAAATTTCTATGCTTGGGCTAGAGACTATGTGAATATTACACAGAAGAGGATCGGAATGAATATGCATAACGATTACTCTAATGGTAAGGAGAATGAGATTATGGCTGATGTATCTCATTTAATATCTACAAGAACTCAAGAGCAGTCTGGTTTTACATCTGAAATAAAGGAGATTGTTCTATATGTAAAGATGAAACCAATCACTTATAAGCTATGTAAAGAACTTTTAGCGGATGCAGTAGTGGAAGGTAATGAAGAAGTTATATTAGCTGACACTGCCGCTAAGATGATGCAGAAATTGCACCAACTGTACAGCGGAACAGTTAAGTTTGAAAGCGAGAACGCTGCTATTATAGATACAAGTAAGGCGGAGTTTATTAAAGAAAAATTTAAAAATAAGAAGCTCGCAATTTTGTATATCTTCAAAAAAGAGTTAGATTTGTTATGTCAAGTTTTTGGAGAGGATAACTTGACAAGTGATATAGATGAGTTTAACAATACAGATAAGCATTATGTAGGTCAGGTTGTTAGTTCTAGAGAAGGTATAAATTTAAGTAAGGCTGATTATTTAATCATGTATAACATTCAACATTCAGCTGTAAGTTACTTCCAAGCTAGAGATAGACTAACGACAATAGACAGACCAAAGAATGATGTTTTCTGGATATTTTCAGAAGGTGGAATTGAAGAAAAAATTTACAAAGTTGTCAAGAGTAAGAAGAAATACACTACTAACATATTCAAGAAGGATTATAATCGTTAGTTCTATAGCCCTGTACGGATGCAGAACTACATATAGACCTACGGTAAAACCTTCTGGTGTTAGTGAGTTAAAAAGAAAACAGATTAAAAGGGATTTTACTAATTAAAATAAAATGAAAATAGGAGATAATATATTAATAACTAAATCGACTTATAGTGACGATATGCTAACTATAGGTAAAGAATATGAGATATTAGGGTTTGATTATGATGGAGAGCCAATTGTATCATTAGATAATGGATATAAGTTAGGTTTATTTCTTGATCAAATTGAATATGAAATAGTATCATCTGACAATAAACCAAAGCAATATCAAATAGGCATAGATACTTTTCAAAGAGCAGAAGCAAACATGAGTAAAGAAGAAATACTAGCATTTTGCAAATGTTCGATTGATAAATATGTGTGGCGAAAAAAAGGTCAAGATTTGCAAGATTATGAGAAAATTATATCTTACGCAGAATTTGCTATAAAGCAGTTAAAAAAAAATGAAATATGACAGATAAGAATTTAGTAACAATGATAGGAAGAATAGTTAAATGTATAGAACCTAATGTAACAGGTGTATTTAAGTTTAAGCATAATTATGAAGTACATGATGTAGATCAGAAATTTTATTATTTCAATTTTGGTGGTCAAATCATAAAAGCTCCACATTTTTATTTTATGGATATACATGCTGGAGAGTAAAATACAAAGTAAATTAATCAAGAACCTTGAGAAAGAAGGTGCGTATGTTATAAAGCTTATATCTACAAATAAGAATGGTATAGCTGACTTACTATCTTTTGATAGCAACAACGTACCTACTTTCATAGAGGTAAAACAAAAAGGTAAAAAACCAAGACCATTACAGATATACAGAGCTAAAGAACTTAAGGATAGGGGAATTAGAGCTGTATGGTATGATGGCGAATATCACGAATATGATGAACAGTAGACAAAAATTATTAGCAGTAAAAGTTATGCTACCAGTAGTAGCAGATTTAATGGAAGATTTAATCGGTAACAAGATGTTTAGACATGAGATTAAGCAGAAGTCGAATATATTAATTAAGTTGATTAGAGAAGACGATTCAGCGTTCTATGACAAGTTACAATTAGATCATGACCCTGAATTAAAAGATGGTGTGATAAACGAAATTACTAACGGAGAGATTGCATTAAGACAATTCTTAGATAGCCTTACAGAAAGTGCGAGAGATACGTCTGAAGAAGCTTAGGTTGACAATGACTAGAAAAGTCAGAAACAAGCTTGAAAAACTTAGCTATATAGCTGATAAAATGCCTGTTGCTTATGTAGATGATAAGCAAGAACCCTTAAGGTTAACAATAGATAGAGTTAACGTTATAACTAAATCTAAATGGACCAAAGATAAATTAAGTAAATATCATTGTCGTATCGAAATAATTAATTAACTTAGAGCTAAAAAAAATGAAAATTAACTATGTAAATTCGACAATGGATGAAATCTACGATTGTGTAGCTTCACTTTACGAAGCTTTGATGGATGATGAGAAGGAAGAAGTAGAAAAAATTTGTATTAATATCCAATCTGTAATCAGAGACGTAAGAAGAAGTAATAATGAAAGATAGAATCAGGGAGCTATTGTTAACGAATAAGCATAGCCAACATGAAGTTGCAAGAATAGTTGCAAAAGAACAAGGGATTGATAACCCAGAAAGAATCAGATGGCACGTTAGACAGACAGCCAAAGACATATCAGAGTTTAAAGAGTATTGTGACCAGCAATCAATAGATGTAGAAACAGTTAGGCAAGTCTGGGACAAATCAAAAAGATTCAGTATAAAATACACACCCAACTCAGAACCAGTAAATTACGATGAAATCTTTACAAACCTATTATCAGGTGTCCCTAAAGTAAAGAAGATAAATCAACCAAAAACAGAAACATTTGATAGAATAGTATTTACTGACACTCATGTTGGTATGGAGACAGATGCTGAAGGTATCGCACCATACGCAACAAAGTGGGATGCAAATGCTTTATTTAGTAGAATTAACACTATGGTTAACGAAATGTTAAAAAACAAAAAGTCAGATGTTCTTTACATTGATGATCTTGGCGATTATATGGATGGCTTTGATGGGTTAACAACTAGAGGTGGACATAAGCTACCTCAGAACATGACTAACCATGATGCTTTTGATAATGGCCTTAAAGCTAAAATAATGCTTGTAGACGAACTATCTAAGCATTATGAGTACATAACTGTCAACAACGTTAATAACGACAACCACAGTGCTAGTTTTGGTTATACAGTTAACTCAGCGTTTAAGCAGATATGTGACGTTAAGTATGATAATGTAGAGGTTCACAATCATAAATCATTCTTAAGTTATTATTTTGTAGGTAATCATTGTTTTGTGATTACTCATGGTAAAGATGCTAAACACATGAAGTTTGGATTCAAACCACAACTAGACCATAAGACAACATATAAGATTGATCAATTTTTAAAAAATGAAAAGATTTACAAGAAAGCTGAGTTCATCGAAATTTCTAAAGGTGATAGTCATCAGTGTTTATTTGACATGTGTAGTAGCGATGACTTTGATTACTTCTGTTACCCTGCACTTAGTCCATCTTCTGAGTGGGTTCAAACGAACTTCACAAAAGGGAGATCAGGCTTTGTAACAATGACTATATCAGTTGACTCTAACGATAAAACTGTTAAACCATATTTCTTTAACTAAAAAGATTGGGGCTTAAAATAGCCCCAACTCTTTATATATCTTATACTTATTTTCACCTGCATATCTAATTGCATAATCAGCTATTTCACTAGGTTTCAAATTAGTATTTTTTATTAAGTATATATCATCTATCTCAAAAGAATCAGTTTTACTTTTAGTTTCTAAATATCTTTCATATTGAGATTTACTTAAACTGAGTTTTTTTATTTCTCTATCAATATTCCTACTTAAATCTGAAACATCTTTCAATAAAACTCCACCTAAAGAATAACCCACTCTTTCATACATTAAATTCTTAACTTCACTCGGAAGATATCTATTTTTA